CTTTCCAATTCAAATTTGAAGATTGATTATTATGATACCATGCTTGTCTACATTGAAAGCATTTTAAAAGTAATTCAGAATAGGACATTTCAGATAAAGAATGCAATAGAGTTCATGAGATTTAATGCTGGATTAGGATGATAAATACCCATAGCATGATGGGTAAAAGTGACCAACGTTATAATACAAAAGTCGAACGAAGTATTTTTACAGATAAAAGCAGAACCTCATATAGAATATGAGTTAAGGGATCATTTTACCTTTGAGGTAGAAGGTGCTAAATTCATGCCTCAATATAGAAAGAGGAACTGGAATGGTGAAATACATTTATTTGATTTGAGATCTAAAAAAATATATGTAGGATTGTTAGATAAGATAGTATCATTTTGCGAAAGACAAGGATATAGTTATAAGTTTTTAGATAATGAATATTATGGTCCACCCTTTGAAGTAAATGAATCTATATCAAAAGAAGGAGTAAAGGACTATATTAAATCTATTACTAAATTTAAACCAAGAGAATATCAATTAGAAGGTGTATCTGATTGTTTGAAACATAATAGGAGATTGTTAGTAAGTCCTACTGCTTCAGGTAAATCTTTAATGATTTATTCTTTGGTGAGATATTATGTGCATAAAGGTCAAAAGATTCTTTTAGTTGTCCCTACTACTTCTCTTGTAGAACAGATGTATAAGGATTTTATAGAGTATGGATGGGATGCTAAAAATCATTGTCATAGAATTTATTCGGGGAGAGA